ACAACTTCTGATAGAAGAATTAAGAAGAATATTGTTGATAACACCACTGGTTTAGATAAGATNAATCAACTTCGTGTTAGAAACTTTGAGTATAGAACTCCCGATGAAATTGATTATACTGAATTTGTTGAGGGAACTAATCCTAAAGCGATACCAGTTGATAGAAAAGGTATCCAATTAGGTGTGATAGCACAAGAGATTGTTGAAGTTCTNCCTGATGTTGTAGAAACATCATCTACTGGTGTTAAGACTGTTAATTCAGATAACCTCACTTGGTANCTCGTCAATGCAGTCAAGGAACTCTCTGCAGAGAATAATGCACTGAAAGCAAGACTAGACGCAGCAGGTCTATAGAACACATTACAAAGTGTCACACATAACCCCTTCAGTTCTTCTGGAGGGGTTATACTATATGCAGTTCAATAAAAAGTATGAGTAAAGAGATGACTAGCAAGGAGAAATTACTCTTCATTGCTTCCTTCGTCTGGGCAATGCACTGGGGAGTTCGTCTTGCCTTTGCAGCAATCAGCACTCTTGAGTTGAGGTATTTCTAATGAAGAAAGAGTTTATTTGCGTGAATCCAAAATCTTTGGACGCAAAAGAAAGATTCTCCAATTCTATGGATCGACTCCACTCTTGCCGTGTAGATAAGAGAGAGTATGGTAAGATATATCTTTCATCTATCTCAGGTAGATATAAGTTTGCCATCAGTGCCACTTGCGATGACCATTGGGATGTGGTAAAATAAATAACAGGGCATACGGAGAGTTATGATCGAATTACTTGCTGCTAGTCTTCTTACCTGTGAAAGTGGTCAGGAAATTATTGATAACCTCAATAAATCTAAACCATTACATAGAGAGGAGTTGATTGAAGTAATTAAAGAGAACTCTGAACCACAATGTTTTAATGGAGGTGAACTGAATGAAGGATCAGAAATCAGTGGATGATCGTGAATCAAAAATTGATAAGCATAATCGTGCAGTTGACATCTTCATAGAATCTGTTCAGAAACCAGACAGTGCATTGAGATCTTGCGCTCATAATCAAAAATGTTATAATGAGTTGATGGATGTTCGTCAACAAGTATTAGATTATGTTTATACGTTAAGAGATACAAATATCAGTCCATCAAGCAGAACATTTGATTATGAAATGGAACACGATTCGGAGGGTTGTTAATCTAAGATGACTTTTTTAATAGCAGTAATGTCATTCGCAAATTTTGTATTCTATCCCTTAGTGATAGCAACAATCATTGCATTTATTATAGAACAGATCTTCAGATCACAGGATAAAGCACCTGAGATTCTTAGATCTATGGCAATCAGAAAGTATTTCTGGAGGCAAGCATGGTTATTCAACATCATCTGGTTCGTTGGATACTTTATATTATTAATCGTGAATAGACCAGGCACACAAGCAATGCCAGATTTAATATGGCAGGGGTAATTATGAACAATCCAATTAAAAATACAAGAAAGACTTATGATAGATTTCTTGCAAAAGTTATAACTGAAGTGTTAGTTCAGTTTAAAGATGAAAATCCTACATGGATTCCGTTGACAACATATGAGGCAATACCTGGCATAACATTATCAAGTGAAGAGAGTAGGTATTGGAATGGTGAACTGGAAGGAGAGGAGTTTGAAAAAGCGTTAAATAAATATGGTTATGAATATACTCCTACATCTTACGAAAACATTCCATCAAGGTTTTAATTATGGCACTCTCTCAACAAACATTAGATTACTTACTTGAAGCAGAGGGTAGTATTAGGTCAGCAATTAAATGTGCTGCCGTGAATGAAAATCCTTTAGTTGTAACTCAAGTATCTAAACTATTGATGGATATAGATCATCTTAAATCGTTTGAAGAATTGAGAGACTTGTTAGACTCTCCAGCAAAAAAACGTGACGAATGATTGCGACAGTCTAAAGACATTNTTAAATTTATACATAAATCATATAACTATGTTATAATATCAACACANACCACCATAGAACTATGATTAATTTAGACGAACGATACCATTCTTACTTAGATGGNAGTAAGAAAATGAGAATAGATGGTGTAGAGGAGAGNGTGAAGGCATATGGTTGGCACTGTGATGGTAGTGATATTGTAGGTCATTATGTAACAACAGAGANTTATCAGTTATTATATAATATGCAGGGAGTATTTACAAAGATGGTTCCACTGAGAGAACTGGCACAGAGTATTGCGTGAATGAATATCTTTCTGGTATAATAGGATTATAGACAAAAAACAAATGAAAATTTTACTTGCTTCGTTGATAGCATTGACACCTGTTTCTGCTTTTGCTGGTGAATATCAAGAAGGATATTCTGCTAGTAGAAATTGTTATAGGTCAGAGTATAGAGAACAATATGTCCCAGGCACAGCAGATAATCCTGGTTATATAAAATCATGGAATGAAACGATTGAAGTTCCTTGTAGGAATAGAAGAACGCATACAGGTCCAACAATTCATCAACATACAACAGTAGAATATGATACTAATGATTGTTCTGAGGGAACACTTGCTGGTGGATTATTAGGTGGTGGACTTGCAACTTCAATATCAAGAGGTAAAGATCGTTGGTGGGCAATTCCTCTAGGTGTTGTGAGTGGTGCTATGATTGGTTGTGATATTGATGGTGGTTAATACTAACTGAAGCGACTAAAGTGTCCTTACAATATAATAACAATTCAATTATGAAACCATCTGAAGTCATCAAACAATTAAATGTTTTACGAGAAGATTATCGTAAACAATTATTCGTTTATACACCAGAACAACAAAAAGAGTATGATCGTTTAATTAAATTAAGANGAGATAGAGTAAAGTCATTTTATGCTGATGGTAAAGTATCAANAGGNGGANCATCAAAACAAAATGTAGAGGTTACANAAATACCTAAAAAGATAGAACAATGCCTTATCACATTAAAAAACCTGGTATTCCAACTAATGCTGGTATTGGTGACATATATTATACTGGTGGTTCACTATGGGATGAAGATTATGCNAANAGAAAAGTATATTCTTCTAAGTCAACTGCGGATGCTAGAATAGTAAATACTGACGGCAAAAATGGTGCTTTTAATGGTGCATCTGTGGTGAGTGAGTNATGAAATCTTTTCAGCAATTTATAACTGAAGCATACGATAAAGAGATGGCAGGTCAAGCATCTCGCGCACCTGGTGAGGGTGGTAGAATTCGTGCGTCAAGAAAGAAGAGAGACTTAGATAAGACCAGAACAAAAGCAGCAGAAGGAGGAAAGACTACACCTGCTAAAGATTATAAACCTCGTAAAGATATAGGAACTAATAAACCAAGATCCAGAACTCAGCAACAACCANNNAAANNAAGAGGNAGTGCTGCATTGTCTCCAAGAGAGGCACAGAAGAAGGCAGCAATGGAGAGAAGAGCAGCAAAATCTGGTGCTAAAACTAAAACAGCAGATGAACTATTAGCAAAGAAGAAGAAACAAACTGTATCTCCTAAGTATAAAGGTTATAAAACAACAGGCAAAACTAAAGAAGAGAGGCAGAAGATTACTAGACAAGGTGAAAAAGCATTAAGAGATTTGAGATTAAAGAATCTAGGTAAGAAGTCAGAAAGTGAATTAAAACATCCGATTACTAAATACCGTTCAAAGTATAAAGATAAGAAATAATATTAACAACTGAAGCGAGTAAATTGTCCTTACTATATGGACTCTGTGTGGGTCTACAACNTGGTCGTTATTGACTTTANGTTCTATACTATGTTATACTACTAATATGATTAAATTGCGTAAGCATCAACAACGTGTCGTGAATGAAATGCTTAAGCACCAGAGAGGGCAATTGATTGTTCCTACTGGTGGTGGCAAAACTATGTGTATGATTACTGATGCTATGTCTCAATTTAGTAGCAGTAATAAAACTATAGTTGTTGTTGCACCACGCATATTATTGACACAACAATTATGTGAAGATTTCCTAGAGATTGTAGGTCTTAATGATCTATCAGTCAGAGTCATGCACGTTCATAGTGGTGACACTTCACACTATTCTACAACAAAAAGTAGTAGAATATTTAACTGGGTAATTGATAATTGGCAGAGGAATAAGTTAATCTTTACTACATATCATTCTCTTCATAGAATACAAGAGTCTGGTATTCCTGTTGATACAATATACTTTGATGAAGCACATANTAGTGTTCAGAAACATTTTTTCCCTGCTACTGAACATTTTTCATCTGGTGATCGTAGGTGCTATTTCTTCACTGCTACACCTAAACATAGTAATACTATCAAGGGGATGAATAATGAGTATGTTTATGGTAAAGTATTAGAGCAAGTCCCTGCACCTGAGTTGATAATGAGTGGGACAATCTTACCACCTAAAGTAATAGTCAAGCAGTTACAAATGGTGAAAGGAACTCAAACAAACTATGAGTTAGATAAAGATAATTTGTTAGAAACTATTGAGGAACAAAAGGTAGGTAAAGTATTAATATGTGCTAGAAGAACTGCACAAATTACTGGTCTAATATCTCAAACAGATTTTGGTAGAGTATTACATTATCGTGGATATTCGTGGATGTATATTACATCAAAGACTGGAGCAGTTATTGATGGTAAGAAAGTATCTCGTGAAAAGTTCTTCAGAATACTAAACGCTTGGGGTAAAGATAATAATAAAAAGTTTGTAGTATTACATCATAGTATATTATCTGAAGGTATTAATGTAGCAGGATTGGAAGCAGTATTGTTTATGAGAAATATGGATTACATTGGCATTAGTCAAACTATTGGTCGTGTAATTAGATTGAGACATGATGATAAAAGAGATATAAATGATGGACTAATTCAACCTGGTGCATTGGAACAGTATAACAAATCATTTGGATTAGTTGTAGTTCCAGTGTATGATAAGGTTGGTATTAGCACATCTAAAAGTGTTAATGCAGTCGTAAATACTATTTTCAATAAAGGAGAACCAGCAATTTCATTATGAAAGATACAATATTATTTGGAGATTGTGTAGAAACACTTAAAGAATTTGATGAAAAAGCAAGGTGCTGCATCACATCTCCACCTTATTATGGTTTAAGAAACTATGGATCGGAGGATTGTCAGATAGGGTTAGAAGAATCTCCAGAAGAGTATATTCAAAAATTAGTATTAGTATTCCGAGAGGTAAGAAATAATCTAACAGAAGATGGAACATTGTGGTTAAACATTGGTGATAGTTACTATAACTATAGACCAGGAAAAGGTCAAGCATTAGTTAAACAAACTGTTGCTACTAATAAACAAGATTTACCAGACAAATGTGCAAGACGAGGTAATAAATTAGAAGGGTTAAAAGAAAAAGATTTAATTGGAATACCTTGGATGTTAGCATTTGCATTAAGAGCAGATGGATGGTATTTAAGACAAGATATTATATGGCATAAACCTAANCCTATGCCTGAAAGTGTAAGAGATAGATGCACTAA